TTGGAGCTTCCGAGTATCACTATATCGTCCATATATCTGATGTAGTAGTGTATCTTTAGCTTATGCTTACAATACTGGTCAAGCTCATTCAAATATATGTTTGCGAATAGCTGGCTTGTCAGATTGCCTATAGGCATACCGACTTCATACAACCATTCGCCCGGCGGTACTTCTTGCGGACTTTTGCCTGGTGGAAGTCCGAACGGTTCAACCCTGCTATTGATAATGTTCTTCAGGAAGTTCATAAACTCTGTGTCTTTGATCCTCTTTTCGAGGATCCTAATCAATATTTCATGGTTAACCCTGTAAAAGAATTTGCTTATATCAAGTTTTAAGTAATACCACTCGCCGCCCGGTTTCCTTCTGACTTTCCGCATCCAGTACTGTAACTTATGTGATGCTTTGTGGCTTCCTTTGCCTTCTCTGCAAGCGTATGAATCTTCAATCATCAGCTTATCAAATATCGGATTGATGTACTGGTATATCGACCATTGTACTATTCTGTCCATATACGGTAACGCCATAACAAGCCTCTTCTTTGGTATTATTATCCATTTCTTTCTGTATGGGCCAAGCTCATAGGTTCCGTCAATCATCTTTTCTTGTATTTCGATCAGGTAATCTTCAAGCCTGGCAGTAAAGTCTAATACTTCCGGGCGGTATCTCTTGCCCTTCCTTGCGTTTTCATGTGCTTTTACTAAACTTTGATAGCTGCATATCTCATTCCAAGCATTTTCAATGTAGTTAGGTTTTCTTGTTGAGTCGGTATTCATTTCAAATTTGCCTGCGTGTGACGTTTCCGCCTCCGTAGGATGGTTTATTTTTTCTTTTCAGAATGGAAACAGTCTCCTTATAATCTGTAAACTGTACCATGTTCCTTGAAACATAGTCCACGCCGTTACAGTAGCGAATGTTGATAGAATATAAGCGGCACGGCCGCCGATGTTGTCGTTCGAGTTCGAACGGTGATTGTTGAGGTTGGCATAGAACACACCGGCATTAGCACCGTTGTTCCAGTTGCCCCCACGATACAGCGAACGTAATAGCCTGTTCCCTTATTTATCTAAAGATTGTATGTATCTGCCTAAGATCCTGCCTATCTCGCTTGTGTACCTTGACCAAACTTCATATTGATGCTCCGAGAGTGGAGGCGCAAATTTGCCGCTTGCGTCCTTGTCAGCTGCCAATCTCACAAGTAGCCGCATCCATTCAAGCTCTATGTCAAGCTCCTGTGTAGTCGTCTTTCTGTAATACTTCTTTTCGATTTCAACTACCAGATGATACATCTTGTTCATACAGCTTTTGATATCGTCCGCAAGATCTCTGTCTCTTCGTGGGAATTTCTGTAATAATGGTCTGCCGTAACGTATCATCTCTCCGATTTTCTCTTTGAGTTTGAAAGGTTCATAGTTGCTTTTCAGTTCCTTTGGGCTTTGCATATAATCTTTAAATCCTATAGTTTCATATCTCCCACGGCATACAAGACAGTTGCATACCGTGGGATAAAGTTTTAGTTCTGTAGGGTTCGCTATCGCTCACCCTGTCAGTGTGTCGGGTATCAGTGTGCAGTTACTCGATATAAGCGGCACGGCCGCCGAGGTGGGCGTTCGAGTACGAACGGGGAAGGTTGAGGTTGGCATAGAACACACCGGCAAGAGCACCGTGGGACCAGCAGCCCCCACGAAACAGCGAACGCTCCGCTTCGCTGTTATTACAGTAAAGCTGATCTCCTCCATAGGTGGTATCAATTCCTGTTCCTGTAAGGTTTGCATCGGGATACATAGCTAAAGCCTGAAGTAAAAGGATAGCTGCGGCACTAATATCTGAGTCAACCTGCACATCCTTAAATGCACATCCGTTAGCTCCGGGAGTTCCGGTAATGCTTGTAACATACTTCCACTTTGACGATAAGAAGTCAAGCTTTACACTGCCTGTAGTCTGGCCGTCATACTTGTTGTTTGCGTCCCTGTGGGGAGCTACAAGATTTCCGGTAGCTGCGTCAATAGCTTTCCATGCGTTGCTTTCGTCTGAAAGGTCTGCGGTGTCAAGCGATGCGTTGTTATCTTCGAGGATCTGAAGCTCACCATACTTTAAGCGAAGTCCGGTACACCATTCAACAACGTTACCGTTCATGTCCCAGATACCCTCTAATGTTCCATCATGCGACCATGTAATAGGGCCGGTACCGGTTGCTACTCTCTGTATTCTGTCTGATGAATCTCTGGCCATGGAAGGAATAGCCTTGTAAAGTGTTTCTGAGGTATCCTTGCCATAGTTATTGTTGCCCTTGGGTTCGGTACCGTTCTTGTGGCACCATAAAGCGATTGCGGCCCATTCAACAGCTGTGATCTCGTGATGTCCTGCGCCCTTTGCCTTTGCGTATGAAACAAAAGTGTCAAGGTTTGTGTTTGCCTGTGGATCCTCAGCCGGTAAGCTGTAAGCTCTGCCGCCGTAGTGTTTTGTCTGATACTTGCCTACATAGAATCCGTCAATCTCTACACCGTTGCGGCGGAAAGCCGGATGTACGCTTGTGTCGGCAGTTGAAAGTACATCACAAAGTCTAAACTTAGGGATGTACACCATAATGCTCGGCATTTCCTTGTCATCATAGACAATCTTGTTGCTGGGAGCTACGCTCTTTAATGCCAGCTCGGCCATGTCAAAATTTGCCATCTGTCTTTTTCCTCCTTAGTTAATATATATTCCGTCAATGCTGAACAGATAAAGAGTAACCTTATCCATATCAAGAGGCTTAGCGGTTCTGTTTACAACTTCTTTCTCCACCTCTTCGCCATCGACTGTCTCTGTAACTGTAGTAACCGTCTCGTCGTATTCCTTCTCCGGGATCTCTACCTGAGCTGCGTAATATCTTCCCTGTCCCATTACAAGGAATCCGTCAGCGTCAACCATAATGTCCTTAGTTACTACTTCGTCCTTCTGGTACCTTGCAAGATTGATAACAAGCTCGTCATCTGCAAAGCTGAGTTTTGCGCCGTTAACGTCGTATTCTATCTTTGTTCCGGCATTCTTTTCAACTACGTTCATTTTTTATCTCCTTCCGTTTAGTTAATCATTCCGCCTGTTATCCTTACGATAACATTTACGGTTGTTGCGCTGCCGTCATGGAGCAGCTTAAAGCCGTTCAAGGCTCTGTCCTTTACCTGGATATTTCCGAGTCTGCCGCCGCTGTAAGAAACAACCTCTACCTCAACGCTGTAGTCTGTGTGTTCTCTGAGCTGTGATAAAGCTACGGTATTTTCCTTGTTGTTAAAAGGCCACGGTAAAGCGTTCATAGCAAGTGAGACGCTCTTAACTTCGCTCAATGTGTCGTAATCTTCCTGAATCTGCTTAAACCTGCTTATCTGCTGTGCAAGGTAGCTGTCAGAAATGCCGACTTCCACATTGTTAAAATGATCCTGGTCAAGAAGTGTTCCCTGCTGGATAACCTGGCCATGCTGATCTTCGACGTGATTAAGCCAAAAAGTCCTTGAATACATCGTCTATACCTCCTTCCTTAAGTTTCTATCAACGGGAATGTAAACCTTAAAAGGGCTGAGTTAAGGCTTGTTCTCACAAGGCTTATGGACTGCTGCCCTGCAAGATCGCCTTCTACGTCATATACCCTGACTGCGGTTATCGTATCCGCTGCGCCGCTTGATGGACAGTTTACATACACGATTACATCAGTCCCGTTGAGTTCTTTGCTGTTGATTGTTCCGTTTCTCCATGTAGAATTGTTTGTCTGATACTGAAACTTCACGATGCTGTTCAGTAATTCATTCCTTCTCTTGTTGAGAAACGTGTTGCTGAAAAATGCCATGCCTTTTATCTCCTTTCAT